GCGCTGGCCGACTTCCTGGCATCGGACAAGGGCCAAGAGAAGCTGATCAAGTTCTTCACCGAGGGACGCGAGCAGATCAAGCAGTGGATGCCGATCCTGGGCAACGTCGCCTCGCTCCTGGGTGATGTTTACGACGGCATGAAGCAGTGGACCGCGGTGCTGCTACCGATCCTCAAAATGGTTACCGACCTTCTCAACTCGATGCCAGGCGGCATCTCCGGTGTCGTCACAGCATTCCTGGCGTGGAGAACGATCTCCGGCATTACCTCGGTTCTGTCCGGGATAAACAGCATCGGGTCGGCCCTGGACGGTTTACCTGGGAAAGCAGGGACAGCGGCAGGGGGAATCAACAAGGCGCTGGCAGGTCTGGGCATCGGCGCGGCGGCATTCCAGATCGGCGGCGGCTTGATCAACTCGGATTCGGGGTTGGCGCAGGCCGGAGGGTTCGCCGCCAACATCGGTGGCGGTGCCCTCGCCGGTGGCCTGATGGGCGGTCCGTGGGGTGCTGCGCTCGGCGCCATGATTGGTGCCGGTGTGTCGTTGTTCGAGCTGTCTCGCAAGCGCCTGGAAGAAGGCAAAGCCGAGTGGGACAAGTCGTGGCAGGAGGACCATGACAACCCACCGCCGCCGGTTATCTCCCCCGGTGGCATCGACCTCAAGACGATGCTTCCGGTCGACCGTGGACCGTCGCTGTCGCAAGGCATGCTCGCGCAGATTCAGGCGGGGAAACTTCCGGGGTACAGCATCGGCCCGAACGGCGCGGTGATCGGTCCCGACGGTCAACCACTGCCCGGCCTGAACCTGGGCGGCGTGACGCCGTACACCCCCTCGTTCCCGCTACCAACGCTCCCGCCCCCTGCTCCGCCTCCACAGAAGCAACCGACCACGTTCCTGCCGATACCCGGCGCGACGGGGCAAAACGTCCCCGCCCCGCAAGGAACAAACCTCGGTCAGTTGATCGGCGCCGGTGCGTTGCCCGAGGTACAGGCCAACGTCCAGAAGTTGGCATCGGACATCCAGGCACTGCCCGAGGGTGAGGTCAAGATCAAAGACCCGTCGCCCGAAGTGATGAAAAACCTTGAGTCCCTGGATGTGCAGATCACCAAGGTCTCGGAGAACGAGATCCAGGTCAAGGCCAACACCAGTGCGGCACAAGCCCAGGTCGAAGCGTTCATCCTCAAGTACAAGCAGCAGACGATCACCATGATGATCCAGGCGCAGGGAATGACTCCCGCGGTGCCGCCTGGCCGCGCCGACGGCGGCGTGCTGCCCGGTTGGTCTCCCGGTGTCGACAACATGCTGGTACCGATGTCCGGCGGCGAGGGCGTGCTCATCCCCGAGGCTGTGCGCGGCCTGGGTGGGGCTGCAGCCATTTACGCCATCAACAGCCGGTTCCGTAGCGGCCTGTCCCGCAGGGGATACGCCGACGGCGGCGTGGTCGGTGCGGTGGCAGGTATTCCTGGCGTGGATGACAACACCGAACTCGGAGTGCTGCGACAAATCCGGGACCTGTTGGCAGGCAAGGGTGGCGGCCCGCTGCCCGCGACCTCGGATGCCATCAAGTCCATCGCCTCCGACGGCGTCGCATCGGCCACCGGCAATTCGCCGGCACGGATGGGGCCATTCGGCACACCGATCAAGGCACGCAATCCCGGCTACGAGGCCGCCGCGGCGGCGATCCAAGCGCTGGGAGGAGACCCGGCGAAGTGGATTGGCGAGGACCCGAGCACCTACCTGCCCCGCGGTATCGGCGGAATCGGTGGTGTGGGTGCCGGCGGATACGCGCAGTACGCGGCGCTGCTGTCAAAGTTCGCCAAGAGCGGCAACCTGACAGCCGAACTCGTCGGTGCTGGTCTGGACGCCAATGACCCGGTCATCCGGGCGATCACCACCGCACGGAACAAGAAACGGGGTGCCCTCGGAGACGACGCTATCGCCGCGCTGGTTGAGCAGATCATCGGCGGCGGCGGATATACCGGCTCCCTGAACTCGAGTAACAGCGCGCTGATCAGCTCGTTGCAGACGTTCCGTGACAAGCTCGGCAGGACAGCGGTTCCCAACGGCACCGCAATCGCGGCGCTCCCGGCAGGCGGCGGCCCGAAGGGCTCCAAGTCAGGGCTGCAACCCAACGCGAACCAGCTGTGGGACTTCATCGCCACCAACTTCCCCGAGGTCCGCGAGATAGGGGGAGTGCGCCAGGACGCTATCTCCGACCACCCGAGCGGCCGCGCCTTGGACATCATGGTCGGCCAAAACAAGGAACTCGGCGACCGTATCAACGCGGCGTTGCGCGCCAACTACATTGCGCTGGGCCTGGACTCAACAATTTGGCGCGACAAGTGGGAAGACTTCAACGGCAACAGCTCCACCGTCGCCGGACATCAGGACCACATCCACGCCAAGGTCGCCGCCGGCGCGGCGACGGGCATGCCCGGATTGCCGATGCCAGGCGGTGCCCCCGGTCTGGCCGGCACGGGCAGCGGCGTGGTCCCGGTCTACGTGACCAACTTCGACGGCCAAATGCGCGGCATGGGCGACCAAATGCTTGGTGCGCTGTCGCAGTCGGGTGGACTAGCCGCGTCGAACGTCGCAGGCGACGTGATGAGCGCGGTCGCCGGGCTCGGCCAGGAGCCCTGGAACAAGAAGAACGCCACCTACACCGAGCTCAATCAGCTCGTCAAGGAACGCAACCCGCTGGCACTTGCCAAGGCCATGGGCTTGAATGTCGAGGACTTCACCCGCGCCGGCGGCGACGCAGGAGAACTCACCACCAACGACGGCAAGGCCTTCGACGCCAGCGGACGCATGTTCTCCGACACGGGCGCCTTACTTGACCGGACATTCACCAGCGTCAACGCCCAACTGTCCGCCATGCGTGAACAACTCGTCGATGTCATCGAGCAGACCAACGCCAAACTCAACGAGGAAGCGCTGGAGCCGGTCGTCAAGGCGGGTGTGCAATCGGCCCTGGAGAGCTTGAAGGACAGCGTGAGCGGCCAGATCGGTACCGCCCTGGGGCAGGCGGCTGCACCACCGATCGCCGATGCGGTCCGCAGCGCGATCCCAGCCGACGGCGGCGGTGGGGGAGCTGCAGCCGGCATCGGCGGCAACATCGCCGGCGCACTCTTCGCCACCGGCGGCCCAGTGTATGGCGGCATCCCGGGCAAGGATTCCGTTCCGGCGCTGCTCATGCCGAACGAACACGTGCTCACCACCGACGACGTAGCCCGCATGGGCGGTCATGCTGGTGTCTACGCGTTCCGGGCCGCCCTTGCCCGCCACGGTGGTGTGCGCGGGTTCGCCACCGGCGGCGGCGTCAACGTCAACGACACGGTGGGCGCGGAATTCTTTGGCGTATCGCAGATCCCGATCCTGGGTGCCATCGTCAACCTGCTGGTGCGTGTGCTGCTGCGGGTGCTGGGTGTCGAAATTGAGGCCCGAGACACCCTCAATGAGATGACCGACGAGTTCCGTCAGTTCCGCGGCGACTTCGAAGCATTCGATGCCAGCGGACGCCTGATGAACGACACCTCGGCGCTCGTCGACCGCTCATCCACCAGCGAGGAAGAAGCGGCACAGGAACGCATCCGGATCCTCAAGATTGTGATCGAGGCGCTGATTAAGTACATCATCGAGAAGGTCATCGTGCCGATCGCGAAAGCCGTTGCCAACGCCGCGATCCAAGCGGGAGCATCGGCGGCCGGCGCTGCGGTCAACACCCAAGCACCGGGCGCTGGCGGCATTGTGTCCGCTCTCATCAGCTCGGGCGGGCAGGCGGGCGTGGACATCATCGCCGAGATCGGCAGCCAGCTGGCCGTCGAGGCGGCAGGGGTGATCATCGACATGCTGGGCGAAGGGCTGCAAAGCTACTTCCCGGACATCGTCAATGCCATCTTCGGTGGCGGGCTGCTGGAGAACCTGATCGCCGCACCGATCACCGCAGCGCTCGAAATTCCGCTGGCCATCATCGGTGCACTCAGCGGCGGCTTGACGGGCCTGTTCGCGCCGTTGCTGGCCATCCTGGGTGGCGGATCATTCGATCAGGGCGGCCTCGCGCGCGGTGTCGGCATGATGCCCAAGGCGACGATCCGGCCCGAGCGCGTCCTATCGCCGCAACAGACCATCCTGTTCGAGCGCATGATCGCCGCGCTGGAACGCAACCCTGGCGGCGCCAGCGGCAACTCCACGTATGTGACCGCGCAGATCAACGTCGAGGGCGGCCCACGAGCGGGCGAGAACGTCCGCGCCGGACTGTTGGAGCTGATGAGCTGATGGCCTACCGCGGATACTTCGCCCTCAACGGCGTGGAGATTGCCAACAGCTCCCGGGTGATCGCGCACCTGGGCCAGGATGTGCCAACCAGCGACATCGGTGTCTTTGGCGACGATCCGAGCATCGACTGCGCGCTCATCGAATCCACCGAATTTCCGGGGTTCTACGAAATCCCCGACAGCTCCACCGAAGTGAGCCCCGGCCTGCTCACGCCGCCCAACGGTGCCCGCCGGCTGGGGCCCGGCCTGTTTGAGATCAACGGCACGTGCTGGGGTCCCATCGCGTTCTGCGGGTCGTGCTCCACAATCGTCACCTACGATGATTCGTGGCCAGGTCTTCGGGAATTCTTGGGCGACAACATCTATCGACCCGAGCTGGCACCGTGGTACAGCACCGAACTGCCCGAATCCACAGAGTTCGGCGGCGTATGGGTGATGAAAATCGACGGCCTGGGAGCAACACCGGTAGAACGGCCCATCACCCAGATGACCGGATCAGGGGCCGCGGCCGGCCCGCATAGAGACCTGTCACGCACCCTCACGTTCGAGGCGCTGATGATCGCCTGCACTCACGCTGGCGTCGAGTTCGGCATGGACTGGTTGTCCTGCATCCTGCGGGACACCATCGACGACAACACCAGCGTTCTGCGTTATCTTGCTGCCAGCCCAGCGCATTCGGGCGTCGATCCGGCATCGTTGGTGCGTGAGGTGCATGGCGTTGTCTTGACCAAAGAGCCGCGGATCATCTCCGAATACAACACCCAGGCCGGCCAGCATCACCAAGCCAACCTGTATCGCATCAGCTGGGAAATGACGGTGCTCTCGCCCTACGCCTACCTGCCGCAGGTAAGGGTGCCGGTCGACTGGGACGAGATCACCAGGCAGCCGGTCAACTGGGTTCACGCTGCCGACTGCGAAAAGCCCTCCACCTGTTCGGACATGCCGGTGCTGTTCTCCGCTGACTGCGTGCCCGAGGAGATCGCGATCCTGGACACTCCGCCGCCGGTGTGCGGCGGGTGCCTGCCGGTCGGCGAGATCGACAAGTACAGCTTCCGTATCCCCACCATGGATTACGCGTTCCGTTGCCGGGACACCGCGGTCACTATCGCGATCCGCAACCTCGGCCAGACGCCGTTGACACTGCAAGCGTTTCTGCGGGTGTGCGGCACCGATGTGCGCTGCGAAGACAACCGATTCCCGCTGCAGGTATCGGGTTTGCCGCCACTGACAGAGCTGGTCCTCGATGGCATCTCGGGGCGCTACTGGGCCATCTATGACGACCGCAAGCACCGCGCCGTCGGGATCGTCGGCACCCCCAACGGCGCGCCCTGGCGGCCACCACGTATCGACCGCGAAACATGCTGGGATTTCATCGTTCAAACAGCTAGCACTTCGCAATTCGAGGTCACCATGACACTCACCGATCGGGAGCCGTGAGCGGTGCCGGTCATCAGCTCTGAACAGATCGTGTCGCTGCGCACCGCCAGCGGCAAGCAGCTCGACCAATTCCTGGCCACGCATCAGGAGTCGTTGAAATGGACCCGCGAGCAGCGGCAAGTATCGGTGCTGGAAATGACCGTGCCGAGCGTGATCGACGCCGGCCGAATGGACATCACACCGTGGCTGCATTGGATCGACGTGTTCGACGCTCAGGGCCGCGAGCTGTACTGGTCAGGACCCATCCAGCGGGTCTCAGCTAGCCGCTCACGAACCTCCATTTCCGCGCGGGATATGTCGGCGTTGATGACCCGCACGCGCTGCCCGTTGACGAAAAACTGGGATGCAGCCGACCTCTCGAAGATCGCGGGCGAGCTGTGGGCCGCGATGATCGCCCACCACGGACTGAACACTCGAGCCATCGAACGCGTGGACCCGCGCGGCGACCACTTCGATTTCGAGGCTATCGCCGACGAGCAGATGATGAGTGCGACGTTCGATCGGCTCGTCGGGCTGGGGCTGCACTGGACAGTCGTGGGCGGTGTGCCCATCCTGGGCCCGGCCCAGCTCAAATCGATTGTGGCGCTCGGCGAAAACGACTTCACGGGCGGGGAGTTCTCGATCGTGCGTGATGGCAGCCAGACCTACAACGATGTCCTACTGCGCGGCGGCGACAACCTGGCTCGCGCCAGCGTGCCGATGGGCGGTCTGCGGTTGCAGACGATCAACAACATCGACGACATGTTCGGTGTTTCCAACGTCGACCGCGCAGCCAAGCAATACGTGCGCTACACCGGGGCCATCAAAGACACCTTGGTGCTCTCTGACGGTGCCGTGCTGCATCCTGATGCTCCGCTAGACATTTCGCAGCTGATCCCGTCAGTACGGTTCAACGTCGAAGCACTGGGGGTGCTGCAACTGATGGAACTGCAGAACGTCACAGTCACCGGTGACGGAGCCGTGGCGCTCACGCTGGCTTCGGTCAACGACGACCTACCGGAACTGGTGGAGATCGCCCAGAAAGGGGCGGTGACACAGTGAGCCGAGTTCCAGGCCAGGCGCCGCGCACCGACCAGGAGTGGACACGCGAGGTGGCGCAGCGGCTCTCAGCACTCGAAAATCCGCGAACAATCCGGGTGGGGAAGTGGGTACTGTCCGCGGTCGCCGGCCGACTCATGGCGACCAGCCCCGGTGAAGTGCTTGAAGTCGGGCAGGAACCGACGCCCGTTGCGGTTGATTTGAGCCAGCGCGGCAGCCAGGTTTCTGAGCAGGAGATCGCCGAGGCCGTCACGGGCGGCAACGGTAAGACGTTCACCTCGATCACCGACTGGTTGACGGCGAAATGGTCGGAGCTCTCGAGTACGACGACGAATGCGAATACCGGCCTCGGGAACTGGACGTCATGGCTCACCGGCGGTTCGTGGGCCAACGTCGGTGCCGCGGTGTCCGACTTCTTGAGCACCAAGAGCACCGCGGCGACAGCAGGGACCAATGCGGCTACGGGGCTGGGCAATTGGACATCGTGGCTCAGTGGTGGATCGTGGGCGAACATTGCGGCGTCGGTGGCAGATTTCCTGGGAACCAAGTCGACGGCCAACACTGCGGGCACGAATGCCGCAACCGCGATGGCCGACGCCAGCGCCGCCTCCACCGCGGCGGCAGCAGCGCAGAGCGACGCGCAGGGCGCCATCGATGCCGGCATCAACGCCATCCGCAACACCCCGGGCGTCGTGGGGCAGGCAGTGGAGGGCTTCGCCGACGCGCTGGCTTCGATCCCCACCCAGATGTTCAATCAGTTCGGCGGCAACAACGTTCCACGAGCCTCTCAGGAACAGGCCAACCAGGCGATGGCCGCGCTGGTCAACACCCTCAACGCTCAGGGGGCCGCAATCAGTGCGCTGCAAAACATCTTGTCCGACGTGGGCGGATTCAACGAGTCGGTGACCTTCCGGCCCGCCGAAACCACGGTGTTCACCGGCCCCGGGACCGCGCCGTGGACACCCCCGACGTGGGCGGTCAGCGCCGAGTACGCCATCGCGCCAGCTGCCGGTGGCGGCGGTTGCGGCGAGGGAGGATCGGGCGCCTACGGTGTCGGCGGTTATCCGGCCAACTGGGCCACCGGCAGCTTCCCCCTCGAACCTGGCGCCTACTCGATCTTCGCTGGCGGTGGCGGTCTGGGCGGCCAAGACGAGGGCCTCGGTTTCGGCGACAACGGAAGCCCCGGCGACACCTCCACGATCACCAGTCCCTCGGGTGCGGTCGTTGCATCAGTCGCAGGCGGTCTCGGGGGTGAAGGTGCGCGCCGTGGCGGCAGCGGCCAGAACGGCAAGACCATCAACCCTCAAACGCTGTCAGCGTTCGGGGACACCTTCACCGCAGGATCCGGCGGAACCGGCAACGCGGGCGCTGGTGGTCCCGGAAGTGGCGGCGCAGGCGGCAGCGGCGGCTTCTTGGGCAACTACACCAAGGGCGGCACCGGCGGGCCGGCCAAGATCTGGTTACGCGCCCGCGCACCGGTGCCGACTCAGTTCACCGCCATGGGCACCCTCATCTTGCCGACGCTCAAGCTCAATACCGGGGTCGCGCAGACCGATTCGATGACCGCGGCCGGACAGTGGCGCACCGTGCCCCCTGGCGGCGCCGGCGGCGGCTATATGCTGATCATCCGCGCCAACGCGACATTCACCGACTACGTCTACCTGCGTGTGTGGGATGTTTCCGGGGCCACCCACTACGAGCTCGGCCGGGTCGCCTCCGGAGTGAAGTCCGCCTGGAGGACGGGAACGATCGGCGCGGCCATCCCGTTCAACGCCTTCACCCTGACCTCCGACTCCGTACGCACCTTCACCGTTGGAGTCAACGGCACCGCATTCGACTCCTACAACGATTCCGGCGCCACCTCACTGATGGGGCCCAACTATCGCGGCGGCGGCTGGGCGTCCTCGGATTCCACACTGCCAGGGTCGATGTCGCAATTCGCGTTCCTGGACACCGGAACTCCCTCACGCATCGTGTCCGCCGCGGTGGCCACAGCACAAGGAACCGCGAGCACTTCCTACGTGGACCTGACCACCACCGGGCCCTCGGTCACTCTGAACGTTCCCGCCAGCGGCGAACTGACCATCGATGTGTCAGCGGCCTATTCATCGGGCGGTGCAGCCGCCCAAACCGGATATATGGGGTTCACGCTGTCGGGCGCGAACACTCTGGCTGCCGCTGACACGCGCGCTGCCTACGGTCGCACAGTGACGTCCGGCATGTTCGGGACCATCGCACGCCGATTCCACCTGACAGGCCTTTCTCCCGGCACCACCACCGTCAAGGCTGTCTACAAGACCAGCACCAGCACCGCCACATTCACTGACCGCAACCTCATCGTCGAGCCCAAACCATAGGAGAAACAATGGGATTCGCAAAAGCAGTACCGCTGCAAGAAACCACCTATCAGGCGATGTACTTCGATGGCACACCGGCAAGCGCCGCTCAGACCCTCGTCATGATCGACTCGCTGCTGACCGCTCGTAAGCTGCACTACGGCATCATCCACGGCTCGCAGGAAGTCGAAAACCCCACGGCGTGGCGTATCCAGCTGTCGCGCCGCGATGGTTCAGCCGAACTGATCGCGATCGCGGACCGATGGATCGTGGTGTCTTCGACCGGAGCCGTACGCGTCATGACCCCCGCCGAGTACCGCGCTGAGTTCGCCGTCGCGTGAGCACAGTTGGCACTGCTGGTCGTTACCCTGCCGCCATGGACGGATACCTGCGCGGTTCGGTGAAGATCCACCCTGACTATCCCGAGAACCCGACCATCGCGCTGCGCAGCGTGTTTGACGACGACGACGCTACCGGCTGCAACTCGTGGCTGGTCGTCTCGGCGAGTTCTGGGGCGCTCTATCGCACGGAGTCGTTCGTCGCCGACTGGCCCGACGCAGACGGGCTGACGTTGACGACCACGCTCACCCCGGCTCCGTAGCCTCACGGTCGTGCCGATCACGGAGTACACCGAGCCGAACGTCTGCATCGGGGAGAACCTCACCACCGATGCGGCCGGTCAGCTTCGGCTCCAACCGTGGGCGCTGGTACGCCCTATTGTCGACATCCGGGCACTCTCCGGTGGTGACGGGTCAATCATCGCGCCGCTTATCGCGCTGCCAGGCAAGCTGCTGATCGACCAGAAAGCGTCCTGGCGCAACGATTCCCCGCTGCCGCAGATGGTGCTGATCCGCGTCACGCGCGGGCCGCGGTCATGGCTCACCTCGAATCCGAACGCTATCCAATTCCGCGACCGGTGGACTACTGCGATCGACGCCGACGCCGCCATGCCGGTGACCACCGGTATCTACAACTCCCAGTGCGGATCGGCCTGGGACTTGGGAACGAACAGCGTCGCCGAGCCCAACCCCGGCCGGCAGTGGCGATGGGCCGACGCCAACAGCATGGACGAATGGGTGGGCCCGATCGATCCAGGGGCCACGCTCAACCTCTGGTACCGCTGCTACGTGTGGACCCCGCCGCCGTGGTCGAACAACGCGAACAAGAATCAGCCGCAGCACGAGGCCCGCGCGAACTGGACGCGTATTGAAATGCGGGCCTTCCCGCAACAGGGAAACGTGGTGACCGGATGAGCATCAAGGTGTGCACCTCGGAGTACATGCTCTCCACCGTCAACGGGCTCGACATGAGGCGAAACTGGTTCCCCAGCATCGTCGCTGAGCGATTCCTGCAGTCCAAGAAGGACGGGCAGATCAGCCGATCACCCGACCCGGTGACGATGATCGATGGTGATCTCACCTACTTCAACAACACCCCAGACCCGGTGTACATCACCGTGCAAGTCATCCGGGCTCCCCGCAGCATCGTTGCCCAAAACCCGGGCACCGTAGTGATTCACGACGCCTGGTCCTGGGCTGTCGGCAAGTCGCCCACAGCTGACTTTCCCTCGGTAATCCAGGACTCATTCGGCGGCAGGGGACAGGTGGACCGACCCGAAAACGCCGCGGACAAGCTGCTGTTCGGACGGTTCTTCGCTGACGGAGACAGCTCCCAAGCCTGGGTCAACGTCGGCCAACTCGACGCGCAGGATTCCCTGCACTTCCGATACCTGGCCGCTGTCCAAACCCCAGGTGTATGGACCACCCCTTCAGAGTTCGAGCCGCGCTGGGAAGCACAAGCCCGCTGGACTCGACTGCTGGCGTTCGCGATGCCGATTGGTTCGGCATGAGCGAGCACTTCGCGATCGTCGGCGACGCCATCGCTCCGCAGCCCTGGATGCAGATGCGCCACCTCAAAGGCGCCGAAGTGCCTTCGGTGTCAAAGTCTTACGACACATCAGGTGGCGGCAACAAGAACGACGCAGTCCACGCGATCGTGGTGTCCTGGACGAACAACACACCGATTCCGCAGTCGGTCTACGGCATGGTGACCCGGGAGGGCGCCCAGGTGACGCTGCAGGCACGGTCCCGCGGCTACCTGCTCACCCTCCACGGCCGCGATATCACCGCAACCGCGGCGGTGCCGACATCGTGGGACATGGCCGAGGTCAGCAAGTTCGGTATCGGCGGCGACATCGGTAAGGGCGGAATCCTGGCTCTCGGCACCGGATTCGGGGTCAGCGAGATCCGGCAGAACTCCGCCAGCATCCCGTTGATGCCGCACTGGACCGGCTGGAGCATCGTGGCACCCGGGCAGACGTTCCACGGCCGGGTCGAGGTGCGGTTCCGGACGGACTTTTGGGAGAACACCTCGATCGATGGCGGCGACCAAAACACCGAGTCGGGCTTCATCTCCGGCGGCACCCGACTGGATCTCTACGCCACCCCGGTCATCGGTGAGCCACCTGTCTTGTCGACCCCCACGGTTGTCGGGATAGAGCACTCGGTGAACAACACCTTCCACACCGACGTCGATGTGCCCGCGGGCACTGCCTTAGGCGACATGCTTATTGCGGTGGTATCCAACCAGTTCGGGCTCATCAGCGACATCAAGCCCGAGCAGACCGGCTGGACACAGGTCCACGCCCGCGACGGCGGCTGGGAAGACGCTCACATGAAGGTGTACGTGCGGGCCGCCAAAGCCACCGAACCGGCCTCCTACACATTCGGCAACGGCATACTGGCTGAGTCCATCGCACACCTGATCACCGTGCGCGGCGCCAACCCGCTGCTCGATGAGGGCTGGCAGTTCGCATCATCGCTACGCAAGAGATGGTGGGAACGCTACGACGGCCATATCTGCCCATCGATCGACCGCGCCGGACAACTGCTGCTGTTGGTGTCCTACATCCCGCACAACGCGCTCCAAACCACACTCACGCAGACCGTGCCGGCCGGGACGACGGAACTGGAGAACGTAGACGGGAACCTGGCATGCAGCGCGGTGGCCGCACTGCCGAACCCGCCGCGGCCGACAGGGGAACGCACGTTCGTCGCGTCGGAGGAACCGTCCTGGGCCGGCCGCTCCATCACGGCATCGATCCTGGTGCCCGGCACGTTCCAGTAGTTGCGCCTCGGAGGTTCACATGTACGACCCGCCAGACAGTTTCGACGACATGCTCGGTGACGCGGACCTGGCCCCGCAGACGGGCCCGTTCGTCCCGCTCGAAGTCCCCGGTGTCGGGGTCGTCAGGGCGCGCCGGCCGATGCCCAACGCCGTGCCGGTGCTGGCCATGTCGGTGAACGCCAAGATCGATGTTGTCGACAAGCAGGGCTACCTGACACTGTTCCTGCAGAACCACCTGGAATCCGGCGAGCACGAACGCATCTTGGTCACCATGATGGGCGGCGAACTGCCGGCCGACAGCATGGGCAGGGTTGCCCGCGCGATAGCGACATGGGGCACTGCCCGCCCTACCTTGCCGTCATCACGCTAAGTGTGATGGCGGCTACTCACTGGCGGGCGATTCGGACCCGGATGCGGGGCGACGGTATCGCTGATCCGATGCGGCAGTTGCCGCACATGCACGCACTGATCGACGAAGCCGAGAAGGTGTGGCTGGAGGCCCTGCACACCGGCAACGAGGAAAAGGACAAGCACGAGCGCGAGCAGCTGTTGGACCGGCTGTATGCGCCGACCACAGACGGCGCCGAGACGCTGAACGGCGACGGATACCAAGCCAAACGCACGCCGCCGCCCGGGTTTGAAGATCCGGCCGAGGTCGAGGCCAACTTCGATGCGGTCGCGCGGGCTTTCGGCGGCCGGTAGTTGCACGCCGCCGCCTTAGCCTGCCCGGCATGGCGAAGGTGGTCCCGTATCTCGACACGTCGGCCCCGCGCGGCCAGCGCCTCGCACCAGAGATGCGCGAAGAGATCGCCGAAGCCGCGCCCTCGACCCTGAACGATGGCGCGGTCAAGACAGCGAAGCTGGCCGAAGGAGCAGTCACCGAACCGAAACTGGCTGCCGGAGCGGTTACTTCTCCCAAGATCGCGTCGAAGGGCGTCAAGGCCGTCAACATCGACGACGCTGCCGTTGGCACACCCCAGCTGGCCGCTGGTGCTGTCACCGCAGCCAAGGCCGGCGTCGGTGTTGTCACCGCCCACGACAGCGCAGGCAACGCCATCAAGCTCGACGCAGTGCCCATGACCTCGACCGACTACACAGCGCTGACGACCAAAGAACCCAACGTCCTCTACCTGCTGAGCGACTGATGCCCGGTATCTACCTCGGCGGCACCGCTATCAAGGCAATGATGCTCGGCGAGAAGGCCATTACCCGGGCGTATCTCGGCGAAACTCTGGTGTGGTCAGCGAACCGGATCCGCGACGACTTCAACCGTGCTGACGGCGATCTCGGTGTCAACTGGGTGATCAGCTCCAGCGTTGACGGTTATAAGCCCAGTGTGGTCGGCAATGTGTGCCGCCTCGGAGTGCCGGACGGGCTGCTCTCGCTGCAGCTGAACGGCGCTCACGCCCGCTACGTCGCCACGCTGGACCGCGACGACGGCTATGTGGAGTTCCGCATCGGCAGCCAGGGGTCAGGGCCGAGCCTAACCGGTGACCTGTGTAGAACCACGATCCTGGGGCGCGGGTCCAACAATGCTGTCACCGGTGGTGTTGGGGTGCAAATGGATTCATCGACGCTGCGGATCGTGCGGAGGGCCGGGGTGGACACTGTGGTCAAGACGATCGGCACCTTCGGCGCTGGCGATGTCATCCGGCACAACTTCGTCGGGAACGTGCACACGTTCCGCCGCAACGGCAGCCTGCTCGAAGAGTGGAACGACGAGAACGCCACCGCCCCCAAGGGAACAGGGAACCGGTCGCTGATCATCTCCGTGCAGGGTTCCAAGGATCTCTTGGGGCCACGCAGGTTTGGCCCGGCCATTGACTACGTGGAGATGGGCTGATGTCGGCCCGGTCCTTCGTGCAGCTCGTCAAGTATCCGCTGTTCTACGTCGCGCTGGCCGGGTTCTCGTTCCGGATTGGTTGGTGTGCAGCCCATTACGTCAGTGACCGCATGGACAACTTTGATCCAGATATCGGTAAGGGGAAGTACGGATGGTGATCAAGGACCGGATAGCTCAGTGGCGCGGGGAGTTGTTCGACAGCATCGGCGAACACTGCGGCGCTGTCGTGCGCGAGCTGTTGACGAAGTTCCTCAACGATTTCCGGCAGGATGTGCGTGCCGAGGTCGCCGCGCTCGCGCGTAAGGCCGACGAATCGGTGGACAAGCTCACCGACGCCATCCCCGGCACCCTCGATGACCGGCTGTTCGACGGCCGGTTCGGGCAACTGCTGCAACGTCTTGAACAGCTGGTCCCGCTCTTCGGTGGTGGCAGCCGATGAGTTTCGTATGGTTCCGGCCCGACGGCCCGCTGCGCAGCCGCGAGCAGATCGCCTGCGAGGTGCACGCCGTGTCACTGGCACGTGGTCTTGACGAGCTTGCCACCGTTTTGGCGCTCATGTGCATCGACGTCGAGGTCGGCGCCGAAGACGACAACGGGGAGCGGCAGTGGTGGTGCCCGTGGAACGCGGCAGACCCGCAAACCGAGCAGTTCGACCACGACTCGCAATCCGACGATGCTCTCTCGTCGGGCTATTTCCAGCAGCAGGTCTCACGTCCTGGTGCCCCAGGGCGTCCCTGGGGCTGGGGCGGCCTGTTCGGCGACCTCAATGGTGCCAGGAAACGCATGACCCTGGCCGACTCCGCGGACATGTTCCTGGCCGCGCTGCCCGACGACTACGGGCGCGCTGCTGGAAACCCAGCCGTGGCAGGGCAAGTCGTGCAGCAGGTCCAAAAGTCGGCGTTCCCGGATCGGTATGCGCAGCGTTGGGGCGAAGCATGGTCGGTGCTGCGTCGCGCGCTGGCCGGCGGGCCCGTGGATCCGTCCGTGCCGACCACGCCGGATGTGCTGACACCGGCGCCCGGCTTCCGCGGAGACCCATACTGGCTGGCCGATGTGCTGCGTGCCGAGGGGCTGCGCGTTTTCGAGATGGACGGCTGGAAAGACCGCGGGGAAGGCGACCAAGGCGTGCTGTGGGGCGCGGTGTTCCATCACACCGGCAACGCCAACGAGACCCCAGAAGGGATCGCATTCCATCCGACGCTGGGGTTGGCCGCGCACCTGCTGATCCGGCCCAACGGCGATGTATGGGTCTGCGGTATCGGCAAGGCCAACCATGCCGGTGTCGGGTCGTGGCCCGGGATTCCCACCGACAACGCCAACCCGGTGACGATCGGGGTAGAGGTCGCGATCCTGCCGCAGGAGAACGCCCCACACCGGACCGGCTGGCCGCCAGTGCAATACGAGGCCACGGTCAAGGCATTCGCAGCGATCCTACGCAAGCTCGCCCAGACGGCGAAACGCGCTATCTCCCACAAGGAATGGGCGCAACTCGGCCCCGCCGGGGTGCGGCAGGGCAAGTGGGACCCCGGCGCCATCGACATGAACATCTTCCGCACCGACGTCCAGAGACAAATCGACACCCGCACCACAGGAGGTTTCCTTATGGCCCTGACCGACTCCGAACAGCGCGAGATCCTGGATTACGTTCGCGCGCAGAACGCGCCGATTCCGTCTACCTCGCCGCTACGGCACCTCGGCGAAGGAAACGTGAACACCCGCGCCAACCTGGCGCGCGCCATCGACGCCAACCAGCACGTGACCGCGGTGGTCACCCTGGCCAAGGAAGGTCACACACCCTCGATCGCGCTGCTCTGGGAGGTATCCACGGCGGCCGACAACCCGGGCACGTACCCGGACCGGCAGGAAGACGCCAACCTCGCCAAGACGCTGCTGGCCAGCATCAGCAAGACCAAGAAAGCCGTCGCCGCCGAGGACATCGAAGCGTGGCTCGACGCCGAGAAGGCTGCCGCATGAACGGCTCTGACGGGAAGTGGATCGGCTACGGGGAGGGTGATGAATCCGACGCGGTGATACCGATCGAACGCCGGCTGTTGCTCGCCTATCCGAAGAACAGCCGCGCTATCGAACACGGCGTCATCTTGGACCGCAAGTACACCGCGGCCACCAAGGCTTCGGTCATCGACATCACCACGTTCATGAACAACGACCCCGGCGAATTGGAGCGTCTGCAGCGCATGGGGATCGCCACCCCACTGCGTAGTGATGGCGTGGCGAACCTCGACGTGCGCAAGGCCATTGGCGCCTACGTCGAAGCCCCCACCAACCCGGCGCCGTCCCTGTACCCGATCCAGGGCGTGTGGGCTGATTCGCAGGCGTTCCTGAATCCGCCGACAGCGCACAGCTTCGCCAAGGCCACCAACGATTTCCGCGACGAAGCGATGCGCCTCTACCGGCCGATGGCGGGCACACCCATCTGGCTTATCGGCTACAGCATGGGCGGGGTATCGGTGCAGAAGTTCCTGACCGCGCTCCCGCCCGAATGGCGCGAATACGTCGTCGGTGTAACCACATTCGGCGACCCGGCGATACCCGCCGAAGGCAGCCTCAATGGAAATGATCCGGGGGAGGGGATCTCCAAAACTCCTCAGCCCTCCTGGGTGTGGGATCGCTACTGGTCCTATTCGATCGACGGCGACTGGTACCCGCGTGCCCGCGGCCTGCTGTTCCTGTTGTACGAGCTGCTGACTCGCGCAGAGCTGACCTTGGATTTCGCCAGCTATCTGTTCACCGTGTTCCCGCGACAGGCGTTCCAGCAGCTACTCGGGACCGCGCCGAGCGACGACCCACTGTATGGAGTGTTGAAGGGCCTGGCCGGACTAATGACGTCGGGGCCTGCGAATGTGTTTGGCGCGCTGCTCAATCCGCTGCAACTGTTCGCGATCCTGCCCGACCTGGTGCGCCTGCTATTCGATGCCATCAAGTTCATCGCCACCGGCGCACACGGCAAGTACGGGGACCCGGCCTATGCGCTGTGGGATGGCATGACAGCGGTCGACCACGCAGTGAAGACCATCCGACAGCAAGCGCCGGAAGGCTGCACACTGTTCCTGCTGCCGGGTACATGGGACGTATGGAACCACGGATTCCAGTTCGATGTTGCGGCTCAGCTCCAGTAGTGCCACGGCTCCGCACGAGCGGAGCAGGCAGGGCCTTCGCTCGCTGTCAGCCCGACTGCCGAACCCCCGCCCCCGACTCCTAGTTCATATGGTGGAGCTTGAACTCGATATCCGCGACTGCTTCTGCCAGCTTCTCGATCGCCTCAGCCATATAGCGCTCGTATTGGTTGTCGGCCGCCACCTTCGCCGAGGCCGCCAATTGTTGGGCGGTCTTGGCGTTGTTGCGTGAGGTAGCCATGATTCTCCTAATCGGGGGTCTAGGGGTAGATGTGGTACTGCGGCTGCCCGAGCGGAGTCGGGGGAAATTCGTTCGGATCGACGGGGTAGCAGCGGCCCGTCGACGGCACCCAGCCGCTGACCTGACCGTACTGACCGAACGTCGCCTGGGGTGCGGACGTGAAGCAGCGATCCCATGTCCCGTCGGCCTTGATCGGGCCATCACAGTACTGCGCAAACGGTCCTGCTTCGCAGCCCGCGCTGGCCGGCGCGGCGAACCCGATGCCGATGCTGGCGGGTATGACAGCGGCAGAGACCGCTAGGCAGATGCGCCTGAACTTGGACACGGTTCGGCTCCCCCTCGTTTGTAGTTGAGCGGCAGATTACAAGATCCCGTGCAGGTCAGGAGTGGTAACGCGTGTCTCCATGGTTCTGGGGGCGCACTGCGGTGGGCAGTGGTCGACCAAGATCTACTGCGAAGGGCCCTGCCAGGGCTTGTTCCCTGGCCTACGATTGCCGCAACCGCCAGCCGCGTGCGGTCGTGAATGGAGGGGACATGGGCATCGAGAATCTGATCAACAGCGCGAACGCTGGTCAGCTGGCTTTGCATATAGATGATGAGGCGTTCAACGAGCTGATCAAGGCCTGCGATACCTACATCGATTCATTGCGGGAACTGCATGACGACGCTACGAATCTGAGTTATCACCCGCTGGGGTTCTCGGAAGATCACCTGTCGTCGGGCGCGCAGCTGGCGAAGAAGTTCCAAGATAAGGCCGGCGCTCCGGACAACAGCGCTGCGGCGACGTTCAAATCGCACATTGAGCGTGTTGAGGAATTCAAATCGCTGTTCGTGGCCGCCCGGAAGGCGTACCAGCAGACCGAGGAGCACAACACGCGGGCTTTCAAGCCAGGCGATGGCCACTAGCCGCTACGAGTGGGTCGTCGCGGCGCTGTCAACCGCCCTGCTGGCCTCGTGTAGCCACTCGGGTATTCAGAGCACCGCAGCGAGCACCACAACCGCAACAACATCCGCCGTCGCCACCAACGCCAAGGGGCGGCCGACCGTCTCGTACGACCCCTGCAAGCAGATCCCGGCGAGCGTTATCGCTCAGCAGAAGCTAGATCGACGCCCGCCGCGGCCGAATCGTTCTAGTGACGGAGAGACCGAAAACAACACCTGCGGATACTTGGCGCCAGAGGACTACGGGGTGACGGTAGCTGCGTCGAACTACACGCTCGACATGGACAAGAAGACCTATCCGAACTCGACCGCTCGATATCGGTGGTCGGCCGGCGCGGAGCTTCTTTCTCTTTGACGGGAACACTGATACCTGCGCTATCGATATCGCGGCGCCTTTCGGTACGTACGGCGTGAAGGTCGACAGCACATCTGGCAAGTTTGGCCAGTTCCCTGATTGCCTCACCGCGGCACGTGCGCATCTGGATGCGTTCCTGCCGTATTTTCCTGCGTAGCAAACGGTTGGACTCTGGCGGGGCACGGTAACTACACGTATAGTTCCCGAACTACACGTATAGTTCCCGGATATCCGTGATCAGAGGGGGGCCTCTCATGCCTGAAGAACCGCTTAGTGTCCATCCCGAGACGTTGATCCGGCAGGCGAATCTGTTGCTGGATGGCATTACCCAATCCAAGGTCGAGCACGGCAGGCACCACGACACCCTGGCGTCAGCAGGTGCGGGGATGCTCGATGCCACCAAGGCGGCGCTGGAGAAGGCGCACGAGGCGCTTGTAGATCAGACGCGCGTGCTTCATCACCAGCTGACCCAGCACGCGGACGGCATGCATGAGTTCAC